CATATACCCAACGTTTGATTCGAGCGGCAGCAGGTTTGATTCTGCGTAAGCCAATAAATATTGTTGGCGATCCATATTGGACAGAAGTTTTCAACAAGGATGTTGACGGTTGCGGTTCAGATCTAGACGAATATGCACGTCGTCTGGTGATCTGTTCATTGACTTATGGCCATTGTCATACGTTGGTTGACTTTCCCGCTCCAACAGAAGCCCGAAGCCTTGCAGAAGAGCGTGCCTTAAACCGTCGTCCATATTGGATTGAGGTTGATCCAACCAAGGTTTATGGCTGGCGTTTGGATCGTGAATCAAATTACGGCAACCTGACGCAAGTGCGTATTGGCGAAAAAGCTGTTGTCCCTGACGGTGAATTTGGAGAGAAAGTTTATGACCAAATTCGTGTCATTGAGCCAGGTCGTTATCGCGTCTATCGGCAAGAAGAGCAAAAGAAAGCGATGCAAGGGAATTTCCCATACCCCTCTTCGTTTGACCAATCAGACGCTACAGCGGAGTATGAGCTTGTTGAATCTGGGCCGTATTCACTTGATCAAGTCCCGCTGGTCACCATATACGCGAACAAGACGGACACGCTGACAAGTCGTCCACCATTACTGGATATTGCTCATCTGAATCTTGCTCACTTCCAGCGTCAAGCTGACTTGATTCATAGCTTGCATATCGCATCACAACCGATGTTGGTGCTTGAGGGTTGGGACGATCAGACTAAGGATATGGCGGTAGGTGTGAATTATGCGATGGCAACGCAACCGGGAAACAAGGTCTATTACGTGGAGCCTGCCGCTAGTGCTTTTGAAGCGCAATCTGCGGAGATCCAAGAGTTACAGCAACAAATGGCGACATTGGGCATCAGCACGCTTAGCCAACAAAAGTTTGTAGCTGAATCAGCTGACGCACGACGATTAGACCGTATCGACACAAATTCAATGTTGTCGATGGTTTCTATGGACTTGGAATCTGGTTTGCAAAAGGCTTATAACTTAGCTGCTAATTATTTAGGCATTGAGCCACCTGAAGTGAAGATCAGCCGTGACTTTGATCTTCAGCGTCTTATCGGTCAAGACATTACGGCAATGGCTCAGCTATTCCAGGACAGCATTATTGATCGTGAAGAGTTCCGCGACATGCTGGTACAAGGCGAAATCCTGCCTACATCAGCTGAGTCGCAAGATCAATCGATAGAGGTACAGTAGGGGCATAACAGCTCTTATTCTCATGGGACTTCGTTTTGAAGAGATCAATCCTCCCAAAAAAGAGGGGTCTTCAGCGTCTGCTGCAAAGAAAGAAACTAAAAAAGCTAAAAGCAGTAAAGTAGAAGAGTAAAATTACTTTTCACAATGGAAGAACAAGTCATCCAGGAGACGCCCGTGGCGCCTTCTGAACAGCCCGTGGCTGAGACTGCGACTTCAACTCCCGCTGTAGACGTTTCAGCGTATGAGCAACAGATTCAAGCGTTAAAATTACGCGCCAATGAAGCCGAGGAAAAATTCCAAGGCGTTAAAGGCAAGCTTGACGATGTCTACAAAAAACAAGACGATCAACGCAGAAAAACGCTTGAAGACCAGGGTCAATGGAAAGACCTTTGGGAAGAAGCCAACAAGACCGCTCAAGATAAGCAGCAACAAATTGCGGATCTAGAGCGCCAATTGCAAGAGCTTCGGACTTCAAACGAAACTGCAGCGATGCAAACGTCTGCTTTGTCTGCAATTAGTCAGGCTGGAGCAATTAATGCTGAGCAGATGCTGCAATTAGTGCAGAATGGTCTTAAGAAATCTGAAGATGGCAGCGTCAAAGTTCTTGACGGTGGCGTTGAACAAGACCTAGGTGTTTATTTAGCCAAGCTAAAAAACCCCGGTTCTGGCTTTGAACATCACTTTAAGCCAAGCACTCAAGCTGGCATGGGAGCTAAGCCATCAACAGGAACTGCAGGTGCCGCAGGCATCGCAAATCCTTGGCTAGAGGGTAGTATTAACTTAACAAAGCAAATGGCTTTGGATGCTTCTGACCCCGATCTTGCAGCTGTGCTCAGGAGAGAGGCCGGTAAGTAGTCCCAGTGGGACACCATCTCAAGTCCGTGACTTGAACTTCCGCAAACATTATCCCTGAATAAGAAATGGCCGCTCCATTTCAGAATTATTCCGGCGGTGTCCTACTTGCAGACATCGTCAAGAGGAATAACCTCAGCGCCTATGTGTCTGAGGCCATCAAAGAGCGCAGCTTGTTCATCAAGTCTGGCGCTGTCATTCGTAACGCTCTTCTCGATTCACGTGAAGGCGGTACTCGCATTCAAGTTCCCGAGTTCAATCCTGTATCCCCAACAGAAGAAATTCTGGACGGAACAGCAACATGGGGCACCAGTTCCGGTGGTTATTTGACGCCACAAAAGATCGGTACTGGCACTCAAATTGCAACTATCTGCCATCGCGGTTTCGCGTATGCCGTAGATGACGTTGCAGTATTGGCTGCTGGTGAAGATCCAATGCTTCACATCCGCAATCAGCTGGCTGATGCAATCAACAAGCTGAACAGCGCACGTCTGTTCTCACAGCTTGCTGGGTTATTTGGCACGGCACTTTCTGCCAACGCACTGGACAAAGGCAAAGGTGCTGCTTCTGGCGGTGCTGAAGCCAACTTCCTGACTGCTGCAACAGTTGCAGAAGCCCGCTCCAAGCTTGGAGAGCGTGGTGAAGAGCTGGACACTCTGATTGTTCACCCTTCTGTTGCTTACTACCTGTATCAGGTAGGGATGCTGACCTTCTCTACTTCATCACTCGTCACGAATGGCGCAGTGACCTGGGGTGGTGGTGGCGTAGGCATTGGCGCTCGCGAAGTTGGTGAGTTTGCCGGTATGCGCGTAGTTGTTGATTCTGCAGTCAACACCGTTGCCCCTGGCACTTCTGGCCACCAGAAAGAGTTCTACTGCTATCTGGTTAAGTCAGGCACCATCCTTGAAGGTGTGCAGCAAGATCTTCGGATTGAAGCTGATCGCAACGTCCTCTCGAAGCAAGACGTGCTTTCTGTGGATTATCACAGCACCTATCACGTGATGGGAACTAAGTGGTCTGACGCTGGTGACAACCCCACCAACGCCAACCTGGCTACCGCTAACAAGTGGGCCGCCACTTATGACATCGACCTGATCCCTATGGTTCAGTTGACTGTCAACACTCCGCTGGATACCAGCACCATCTGATCTTGATCAGAGCAAAGGCCCTACCATTAGGTGGGGCCACCTTATTATTGCCTTATGGCTGCCACGATTAACGCCACACTCCAAAGCGCAACAGCCAACAGCTTTGTGACGTTGGCGGAGGCAGATGCGTATTTTGAAACCGTCCCAAGCTCAACGCAGTGGGATAACAAGCAAGACGATAAAAAAATTCGTGCTTTGATCTCAGCGACACGTTGGATCGACACGTTGAATTTTTATGGTGATCGTTGCGATTCAAGCCAAGCTTTGAGCTGGCCTCGCAATAATTATCATGTTGATCGAGTTGAGTTAACTTGCGGTGCTATCCCTGCAGACATTAAGTACGCTACTTATGAACTGGCGCGTGCATTAGCAAATGACACGGACTCGATTACAGGGAATACCGGCGATACGGGGTTATACGAAGAAGTCGAACTCGGAGACCTCAAGGTCAAGTACAACACTTCTAGCCAAGCTGTTGGAACTATCAATAACGTATTCGACGTTTACCCTTGGCTGCAGTCTTATCTTGGTGCTTATTGTCTTGGAGGCTCTGGCGCTTATCAAATTCGTATGGTGAGGGGTTGAGATGGCACTTATCGATGATGTTTTTGGCCAGATACCGACAACACTGTTAAACCAGTGGGGTTTAGACATGACCTATGTAAAAGCTGCAACGTCTGAGGTTTATGACCCAGCAACTGGAACAATTAGCGGGACAGAAACCAGTGTTGCACTGAAGGGCGTGATCTTGAAGTTGAATCCAAAAGAGCTTAATAGTAACTATCAAACAAACGATATTAAGGTCATCATTGGCAATGACGAGCTAGGTAATTATTATCCAAACGTTCGTGACCGAGTGCGTTATACGGAAGCCGGGTCAACACGTGAAGGTCGAATTGTTGACGTGGAATCTTACCGTGGGGACGATGCGATTATGCACAACTTAATTTTGAGGCCGCAGTAATGGCTAAGAACGACCTGAAGGAATTGCTTCAAGATCTTGATCGATTAGCGGTTAATTTAACGTTTAATGGTCGTGCGAGAGCTGCGGAAGAAATCGTCAAAGACTTGCAAGATTTAAGTCCTGCATGGACCGGAAAATTCAGAAACTCTTGGTATATCGAGACACCAGACGGCACAAAAGCAGGTGGCCAAGGTACTCCTGGTCAAGCGATGCCTGTGCAAGCGCCAAAAATCAGTGGGATCCAGTCTGCGACAGCACTTTTTAATAGGGTGTTTGGAGGTTCTGGAGCGAAAAGGCTATTTACGGTGGGCAATTCCGCGAGTTATGCCGACCAGGCGACTGATCTGGCGCCATACGTTCCAGGCAAGCTTCCCGCCTTGAAAGCTTCGACTAAATTTGGTCGTAAATACGGGGTCAGACCCGTTGGTGCTGAGAGAGGAAATCTTTCTGCTGCTGGGCCTACTGGACCAGGAGCTGGCAACTCCAGCAGCGCACCACTGGACTGGTTTTCCCATTACCAAGGTAGCGGTAAGGCTGATGAGGCAGTAAAACGCGCTTATAGCCGAGGTTTTAAAGGATTTAGACGATGAATTATCAAGGCATTCGAGCTGAATTTGAATCAGACCTTTATGCGGCATACGGCGCACTAAACCCTGCTGTTCCTGTTTATTTCGACAACACCTTTAATACAGTTTCAGACGCTGAAACTGAATTTATTCTTGTCAACTTGCAGTTTGGTCTGACGACCGAAACAACGCTGACGACACAAAGTGATTACATCAGAGGCACCATTGTCATTCGTGCGTACACAGAAAAAGGAAAAGGCCCAGCTCGTAACCAAACATTGATCAATACAGCAGTCACAACTTTGCAGGCACTGAGCGATCAAGCCAAGGCGAGCGGTGGTATTTACGTGCGGATTGGAGCGTTAAATGGCCCAAGTTTTGGCACTGAAACGGGCGCTACTGAATCTCGGTTAGCACTTACACCATTTTTTATATCTAGAATTGATACCAGCTTTGTAGCTCAGGTGATTTCTTAATTGAAGGCTTGAGCTAAACTGTAAATAGCCGGGCTGTGCCCGCGTACACCCAAAACAAATAGGTTTTCCCTATGGCCACCGTCCTTTCGGGCACCTCCGGCGCCCTGTATTACAAGCCAGCCGGTACATCAGTCACCACGTTGGCAGTTGGTGCTTTTCCTGCCAGTGGTAGTGACATCACCGTCGGTACTTTCCTGGGCTTTAAAGTCAACGATCCAGTAACTCTTGCATACCCATCTGGTGCGGGCACCACCGGAGCGATTGCTGCAGGCGATGTCTTTGTCAAGACTTACGTTGAAGCAACTGGCGTTATGACCGTCAGTTCAACAGCAGGTGGTGCAGCTTTATCGGCTAGTGCCGCGCCAACAGCGTTTGGCTCTGGAACGGCAAGCATCAGCTACACCGCTGCAGAGTCAGTCGGTCAGGTCCGAGAGTGGAGTTTTGAAATCACTCGTTCTGAGATCGATGTGACCACTATTGGTCAAACGGTTTCTGGCACGGCACCTTTCCGGGCTTATATCCCTGGATTTGCTGATGGATCGGGTTCCGCCACGGTTTACACGACCGATGACGACACCACGCTATCCAGCCGTCTGATTGAAGACGTGATCAAGCGTGAGCAAAACGGTGCGACGATGAAGCTTTACATCGACCGCATTTTGTCTTCTGGAACGCCAGACGACACAACAAGCCGTTCAATTGAGGTTCCAGTCATCTTGACTTCAGCCAGCTTGAACGTGAACCCAGACGATGGACAAAGCGTGGAAATCGCTTTCCGTCCTAGTGCTGCTCCTACCTTCGACCTCAGCAAGTCCTGATAGTCGATTATTCGGAGAATATAACGCCTCGGTTCGCCGGGGTTTTTTATTTGCTGTTTTCAACTGCTACACTAAAGCTATAAAACAATCATTGAAATGGCTGCAGCTCTTCGCGCAATTGACCGTTTACGCAAGGCCGCAAATTTAGAACCTGCCAAAAAGGAAGTTGAACTTTCAGATGGTTCAGTATTTGAGATGTGGGTAGCACCGCTGACGATGGCAGAGCGTGAGCGTGCTCAGAAGCAAGCAAAGTCTGATGATGCAACAGCTTTTGCGCTCCAGCTGCTGATTAATAAAGCTAAGGACGAGACTGGTCAGCCTTTATTTAAGTTTGGCGAAATCGATGTCCTGAAGAACGAGGTCAAGGACAAGGATTTGCAAGTTTTGATGCTTGCTGTTCTTTCGGACGATAGTGAGGATACCGAAAGCGACATGAAAAGCACTGCAGAGTGAGATCAAGAAAGATCCTTCTCTGCAATTTCAGTTCTTCCTAGCGGCAGAGCTGAAGATGACGCTTGGTGAGCTTCGCGCCCGAATGGGGCAAGAAGAGATGTTTGGCTGGCACGCATATTTCACGTATCGAGCGGAGCAAGAGGAGAAG